GACCTTCACCTTGCAGGGTAAAGAACATACTGGTCACAAACAAACTGTCTGTGGGTGCGTCTTTAAAATACTTCTTGCCAATAATTTCATTAGTACCAAACATGTTGCATTGCCTTTATAATCTTTCATGCATTTTAGCACAAGTTCTATCTGTTGTCAATACCGCATCAGGATAAAATCAATCTTATACCCTGTTCAAAAGACATGGGCTCATAGTCAGGCATGATGCCACGCAGTTTGCTGATGTCTGGACGTCGATTGGTGACCGACCCAGGCATGCTGGGCAACTGTTCAAACTCTGCGTCAGGATGGCCCATTATTGTGGCAATGGTCTTGACTGCGTCACCGATTGAAATCTCACGATCGTTGCCCACATTGATCACTTCGCGGTTGCAATTTTCAGCAACAAAAATACTGGCACGAGTGGCATCACTAACATGACAGAAACTGCGTGTTTCTTGTGCGCCAATGACAGAGAACACACCCTTGCGTATTTTGCTGATTTGATCGCCCAAGAAATGTCCCGGCTTGCTGTTCTCGCCGTACACATTGAAATATCTAATGATCATGTAAGGCAAGTCAGAGTTAACTAGATAGTTCTCAGAAGTGATTTTGGCCAGTCTATAACTCCAACGAGCATTGTGTATGTTTTTGATCAACACATTGGTATGCTCTGGCACAGGTGTCACAGCATCATCTGCCACAATTTCCGAACTTGAAGCGTATACCAGGCGTGTCAAGTTTTTGCACTTACGAGCAAAATTAAAAATGTTCAGATCACACACAAAGTTATTTTCCAACACCTTGTTGGGCATGTTGTAAAAATTGGTAGTACCGTTGATGGCACCATAGTGATAGATATAGTCAAAGTCTGTGGGCAAACTGTTGATGGCATCAACGTCGTTCAGGTCCATGGGATACCATTCGCTGCAACTGGGAATGGTTGTGCTACGACTGTGATTGTCCACAGCATACACAACATGACCGTCATTGATCAGCTGTCGACAAAATTCTGTGCCCAACAAACCCGAAGCACCGGTCACTAGTATTTTAGCCATTTTTGACTCTTTCGTTGTCGTCAAATGCGGCCTGAATCATTTCAAACTCCAGGCCAAGTTTTTTAATCAAGTTGTTCAATGCCAGTGTATCTTTGGGCAAGCAATGTCCGCCAAATGCTCGAAATTTTTCATTGACCAACAAATAGTGTGGGTTAATACAATCGCGTTTGATAATGGCATTGTAAACGCTGTTGTAATCGGCACCAATACGTTGGCAAACTTCGTAGATGATGTTGCCAAACGTCACAGTGACCGCATGATGCACGTTGTTGAAGTACTTGATAACTTCGGCTTCGATGGGCGTGACTTGAACTACATTTCGTGGAATGAAGCCATGTATCTTTTTAACCAACTCAAAGTCTGCATCGTTGTAAACTCCAATGACCAATACATCATGATTGTAAATAAAATCTGCCAGAGCAGTCTTGGCCCGCAGAAATTCAGGCACATTACACATACGCAACGTGGGATAGGTCAATTTCATACGATCAGTGGTTCCAGGAACCACTGTGCTTTTGATTCCCACCAGTCCTCGGTAGTTTGCGTCACTGAGTTCTTTGCAAACTTTTTCTACAATGCTGGTGTCGCAGTCACCTTCAACTGTGCTATCGGTGGGCACACTCAAGAACACACATTCGGTATCCAATATGTCTTCAAGTTTAGAGCCTTCAATTTTTGGGTCATAAAAACTCATGTCATGCCCTTGCCCTTCAAGTCCATCATATACTGCTGAGCCCACAGTACCTTTTCCAATAACTCCTACTTTCATACAGTCTCCTTAATTTTGTAATCCATATCTATGCAGCGACTTTGTGTCATGTCACATAAATTCACAATCTCTCTTGCAACATCGATTGGTTCCAGACAGATGTCTGGGTTCGGGTGTGGCTTGTGTGCTACCATTTTGGTATGCACATGAACTGGATTGATCAGTCCCAGTTTCAAATTGTCGCTGACAAATTCGCTGGCGCCTTGCCACGTGTTGAACAACGCCGCCTTGCTGGCACTGTACAAAATGAAGTTTTTGCGTCCTTGCTTGTAGGCACTGGATCCCAACATAACAAATCTTACAGTCTTGGTGGGTGGATTTTTGATGTAGTAATTGATTACTGACCAATTGCTTTTTAAATTTACATTGAACACCGTGTCGTAATCTAGTGTGTTGTCTCCAAATACCCCAGCACAATTGACAATCACATCTGCGTCGGCCATGGCCAATACCATACCAATACGCATGTCACTGGTAGGGTCGTCAAGATTGATTGTTTCTCGACCAATCGCTACTATGTGATATTGTTCTTGTAGAAGTTGTATGGCGCTCTTGGCAATGTCACTGTTGGCGCCAATGATCACGGCTGTTTTCAAAACGGTCCTTTGAATTCAACAGATTTTAATTCATCCTTGGCAGTTGGATACCAATGCTGAGCATGGCCCTTGACAAGATCATTTGCAGCGGCAGCAATGGATTGTCCTGTGGGATAAAAATGGTCTTCTAATGAAGGAGTGGTAGGACATGGTGTTGGTGCGAATCCTAAACGTTTGGCACGCCAAACTGTGTCACCCAAACGTTCATGCAGACTGGCAATGATTTCACTGCCGGCACCACATGTGGTCCAGGCATTGTCAACTACCACAAGGTTCTTTGTTCTGCGTACACTGGCTTCGATGGTGTCTATGTCAATGGGCGACAACCAAATTGGATCAATAACTTCGGCGCTGATTCCAATGTCTGCAAGATAATTTTGTGCTCGCATGCATTCTACTGCCTGATAGCTGATGCCCACTAAGGTCACATCCTGCCCCGGAACAAGTACTCGTGCTCGGCCAGGAGGCACCAACAATTCGCCCTCGGGCACATGGCCAGTGCTGTAGTACAACATTCTGTGTTCAACCATGACCACAGGATTGTTGTCACGAACGGCATATTCCAAACATCCTTTGGCATCATATGGAGTGCTAGGTGCACAGATTTTGATGCCGGGTATGTTCATAAACAAGGGATAAAGACTTTGGGTGTGTTGCGATCCGTTGCCCCAACTTTTGCCAATCAGCATGCGCACCACCATGGGTACATTTTGCATACCGCCGGACATGGCATGAGTCTTGGCAGCCACATTGATCAATTGGTTCATGGCCAGAGTAGCAAAGTCCATGCGATAGTGATTGTGTATGGGACGCAGTCCAGCCAGAGCCATGCCAACAGCCACACCAGTCATGCCATCCTCGGCCAATGGAGTTCCAAAACATCGGTCAGCACCAAATTCTTCAGCCAGGCCCTTGGTTGTGCCAAACGTGCCCTTGGGATCATCAACGTCAAGACCAAACAGCACAACGTTGCTGTCACGAGACATTTCAATAGCAGTGGCTTCTCGAATAGCTTCTACATAAGATATAGATCGATTATTTGTAGACATATTTTAACAGTTCCTGTTGCGGTGGAAATTCACTTGACTCAGCAAACACAACTGCCTGAGCAATCTTGTGTTCAATTTCTTGATCAATTTGTGCGCGAACGGCAGGGTCCAGTTGGTTGCCCAGGCGTTCCACTTCGTCTTGTGCTCGATACGGAGCCACTTCATCCTCAGTGCGATATCCCAATTTAAAATCTTCACCGGGGCCAACGTGTTCTAGCCAACGGCTGGTGGCAATTTCCAAAAACTGCGGACCTGCACCGTTGCGTATTTTTTCAACAAGATCCCCGGCAGTGTTGTAAATTGTTTCTATGTTGTATTCTTTGATGTGTGTCGATTCGACACCAATGGCTCTGGCCCGGGCACAGATATCCAGCACTGCTTGTCGTTGACTGCGTTTGGTATGTATGGCCAGCTCATTGTTTTCGCACACAAACAAAATAGGTAATTTTTTAAGTGAAGCAAAATTCAGACTTTCTGACACCACACCTTCTTCGGTGGCACCATCACCAAAGAAACTCACAACTATTTGACTGGATTTTTTAAGTTTGAGAGCATAGGCATAGCCCACAGCATTTGGCACACTTGATGCTACAATGGCCGTGGTAGACATCACGTTGTGTTCAAGATCAACCAAGTGCATGCTGCCGCCCCAGCCACGAGCACAACCAGAAATTTTTCCATACAATTCGGCCATCATGGAGTTGAGGTCGCCACCTTTGGCCAAATACAGTGGATGGCTGCGGTAGTAGCCAAACACAACATCTTGTTTTTGCAGGTGTTCGCACACGCCCACCTGAATGGCTTCGTGGCCAATGCCCAGGTGTACTGGACTTTTGATTTTGTCTGTGGGATATATTTTAGCGACAATTTCTTCCACTCGCCTGATTGTTTTTATTGACCGGTATAATTTATTCGTATCCATACTCATATTATTTTCCACTCTCGACCTGAATAGGAAATTGTACTTGTTGTTTGTTGATGTCGTTAGCCACTAATTTTTCCCAAGGATCTTGCCGGCCTTCTAGTACATTTTTAAAAAATTCTGTACTGCTGGGATCAACCGAGTGCATGTATGTGGCCAATGTTGCACAATCTTTCATTCGTTGATCTCGTTTGGACTGATGATGGAAGTCTCTAGGGTCATTTGGATTGCCTTCAAAACACACACGATTTTGATGGGTAGCATCTGGGCTTTTACCAGTCAAGTCAGCACGATCGTGGGTTACTGAAACATCAATTATTTCTACAATATCCAACATATAGGCTATTTGACTGAGTTCGGCATCGGGCATTTGATGACGGCTCAATGTGCCCAGCAAGTCATACCATTTGTGTGGCACAATGGGAAAGATACTGTAAGGATGTTCGTTGTGCGTGTGTACTTTAAGTAATTTGAATTGACCATTGTACTCAGTAATTTTAGTGTCCCAGCCCTGAGTGTCCATGGTCGCATCATCACTCCAAAACAAATACCAATCAGCAGATTGTTGTTTGGCCAACCAATTGTAATACACATTCAAGTTTGCATATCCCATGGGCTCAAAAATCATGGCACTGTATGCAATGTCATGTTCGGACAACCAAGGTTGTATTTCTTGACTGAAATAGTCAATGCCCTTGGCATCATCGCGGTCAAATCCAATCGCGAGATTTATGCGATCTTTATTGTCTGCTAGATCAAACAGTGTCTGAATACTGCGAAACAGTATGTCGGTTCTTGCCCGTGTGGGAAGTAGTACGGAGATGTTGAAATCATGTGTGTTCATGACATTATATAGTTGTTAAATGTGGGTATATTAAAATTTATTAGATATCTTACTTGGATGTCACGCGAATAAATCTTCATTCCATTCTCTATGGCCTTCTCTAAAGGCCATGTTTGATTGTGTTTCACGCACTTCCACTCGGTAGCACCACAGGCGTTTGGCCTCTCCTGGTCCCCACATGTCTGGAATGTACACACCATTCACATACTTGTACAATTGATCAGCTAGTCCTTCACAACCCAGTTTAGGCAATATGGTCAGCTTGGCAATATTTCTGCGTTGCATTTCTAAATACAGTTCCAGTTCTGGATCGTCTTCGGCCACAAGCAATGTGTGATCAAATTGACTTTCCAACACTGACTTGAGTTCTTTTAGGCCACCATAGTCTGCGGCCCAGTTGCGTGTGTCCAACTGATCTGTGCCAAAGTAAAACTTCATGGAGAAGCTATATCCATGAATCAGGTTGCAGTGGCTGTCTGCCCGCCACTGACGATATGCGCATGGAAATGCATCGTGGTATTCTTTTGTTGAAGTGTATTTGTATGTTACTGGTGTCATGCTTTTTCTCCTATGTTAATTATAGCATAGGCGGCAGAGTTTGTAAAGCGGGAATGACGCCAAGACCGCTTAAAGAAATACTTATGCTGGCAGTTGATAGCCTGTGGCTTTGTAGTTGGCTTGCCCGGCAATAACTCCACGCACACCACCAACAGGGTCGGCACAATCGCCGTTGCGTCTTGGAATCAAATGCACATGTGGATACATCACAGTTTGTCCGGCAGCCTCACCCATGTTGATACCTATGTTGAACGCATCACATTCACCCGCATCAACCATTCTACGACCATGCCGCATGGCTGAGTCAAAGCAGTCTGTTATCACTCCATCTGTATTGTATTGCGGCACAAACAACAAGTGTCCCTGTGTCACAGGATATCGATCTTGAAACACAGAAACATGATAGTCGCTATATTCTCCAATCTTAAGGTCCCAAGGTGCTACTCCTGCGGCTTGTGCTTCTTGTAATGTTTCATACTTCATTTATGATCTTTCTTTTGTTACCACGACGTCGAATATCTAATGTTGAACAGTGTATTCCTGACGCCCAAAATTTTCTGTGTCTCAGTGGTGCTACATGGCATTTTACACCCAGCGAGGCCAAGAACTCAAACAGTTCGGACATGTTGTTGTCAAACACAACATTATGTGAATCAACTACCAATACATTGGTATCAAACGCCACAACTTGTTCGTAGCCTTTGCTGGGATCAAGCAGTCGATCTATCGGTGTAGCAGGGTCAACCATCTCCTTGGGCAGATACTGATGTATCTCGTGTATATGCTTATCACGCAGACATTCTGGAACAAACTCACGGTCAACGCAGATCACATTGTGATCATCAATCATGAAGAATCCATGATCAATGTGTCCCCAGTTGCGCATGGTTGTGCTGACATTTTCTATCACAGTGTCTGCAGGCAAGTTCCTGCGCATCCATTCTAGTCCAGATTGAGTGCCTGGTCCTTGAGTGTTGGCAATCAGTCGATCACCACACTTGAACATGGTAGCAGTGTGCCACAACAATTGATGGTGATACAGGTGATTGTAAATCAGTGAACCTTGGTTGCTCCAGTTCTTTTCTGGGGGCAAGTTTCTGAGATTGGGCGCTGGTTGACTGATCCAGTTGTGCCCTTGATCAAATAATTGTTGAAAGATATTATAATAACTGAGACTGTCAAAATATCTATCTGTCATACTGGTGTAGGTTTGATACACAGTATCTCCATACACCAGATATTGATCTCTTGGCACCATTGGTCCAGCCGGGCATTGCACTGAAAATGTTGCCAAGTCCACACTGTGTTGGTAATCATGCACTTGTGGGCGGTGTACCTTCACTCCCAATTGTTGCAGTAAACTTGCCAATGCATCAAGATCTTGTTTGGTTTCAGCCAGTATGGTATTGAATGAGTCTTGTAGATCAGACTCAATAAACCAATTGAGAGCACCAGGGGCATGGCAGTTGCCTACTATGACTTCTTCCAGTGGATCCCAATCGGTCCATACACTCATTAATCTGGTTCGCCTTGAAACACTTCGCCGGTGTCTTCGTTTTCCAATTGTAATGGTCCATAGAAAACATACTCAGTGTCGTTGTTTGACCAGCCCAAGGCTTCCATGCCTTCATAAAAATCTTCGTCCCAGGCAGCCATGATCTTGTCTTGTTCTTCTTCAGTCATATCCGCAGGCCAATCCCATTCAAGCCAGCAACCATCATCCAGGCTGTCAAGTTCCCAGTCATAGTCACCGCCAATTTCGTAGCCGTCAGGATTTTTTAAATCAACATCAGGTTTTTCATCGCTTTCGCAATAAAACTTGCCCCAACGATAACCTTGTTCTTGGATGATATTTCGACCATCTTTGGACCAGATTGAACGTTCAATGGCATTCTTTTTGTGCTGTGTGGTCAGTATCCATGTGGCCATGCGTTGCTCCTGATTAATCGCGTTCCATTTCGGCAGCTTCTTTTATCAGTACCACCAATTCATCAATGGTAGGCACCATGATTTTGGCTGTACGCCAGTCGTCGTCTTTGCGACCACCAACTTCGATCATGAAGCCATTGTCGTACATGTTGACAGTAAATGATTCATTTACTTTGTCCAGCTTGTCGCTGAGTTTGGTAATTTTCTTTGTAGCCATGCTCTTTCTCCTTTAAGTTAATTCTACTATACGATATTTGGATGCAGGATAGCGTTCCTGCAACCACTCCAACAGCCCTGGTTCCCAAGGCAACTTGATCTCGCCTGTGATGTTTGTGATGTACATTGGTGTTACCTAAAATTTATTTTGTGTGATGATCATGAGAAAGTTTTATAAATGTCAACCAGTTCGTCCCAATTCAGTATTAAATCTTTATAGTTTCTTGTGTTTTTAGCACTTGGTGCAGAGCCTGGTTGGCCATATTTCTTATTTGCGTCATAATCTATGCCCAACTGATCAGCCACGTACTTTTCGGGAATTTCCGCACTGATCAGTCTGTCATAATCAATGGCTACTGAGTTGTTGAACAGAGGCAAAATATCTTTTGGAATCTCAACTGTTTGCAGATAGTGCAAATCCTGTATGAGCTTGCGAAACCTCACAGGGTCAACAACAAACGGTTCAACTGTTTTACTTGTATAGAAATACCATTCGTTAGTATTTTCAGCTACCAAAAAACTAATGGCAACATCAAAATAATTTTTTCGTACGCAATAAACCAATGTGATAGAATTTCTAATTTCACTAGGCATATTCAATATGTCGGGCACGTCATTGGTATGATAAATCCAACCTGACAACAACGGCGTAAAATGTCTAATTGTATATGTAACACCAAAAAGATTTTTCAGCAATGTCTCAACCCAATGACTGCCGCAACGACCGGCGGGACCAAACACAACAAAGTTATTTTGAAAGTGAGTCATTTTATAAATTATCTTGGCGCAAACTCTTGTTGTAGTTTGATGTTGTCCATGAACTCTTTTTTCACACTATCGTCCGTTTTAAAAGCACCACGCAACACAGTGGTCTGTGTTAGACTTGAGTGTGCCATGATGCCACGGTTTTCACAGCACCCATGCACTGCCTGAATGTACACACCCACATCCTTTGATGCAGTTGCAGCCATTATCTCATTGGCAATGTCTATGCACAGTTCTTCCTGTAGTGTACCTCGCCGAGCACACCACTGAGCGATCCGTGTGTATTTCGAGAGACCAATAAGTTTATTAGCGGCAATGATACCGATGTAGGCAACCCCAGAGACAGGCTGATGGTGATGAGAACACATACTTCGAAGCTCACTACGTACCACGAGCATTCCTTCGTAACGGTCGGTGCTATCATTTGGAAAAGCAGTTGCATCAGGTGGAGGTTCATATCTACCGGCCATTATTTCGTTGTAGTACATCTTGGCCAGTCGCCGAGCTGTGCCTTGTGAGTTGGGATCGTTTTCTCTGTCGATTAATAATGCGTCTAGTACACCTTCGAATGCCACAGTGGCTTCGTCAATGAGTTTTTCTTTGATGGCATCGCTCATGTAATCGCTGATGTTGTCGCCAGCCCAGAAGCGTTGACCTCGGGACTGCATTTGTTCTCTAAGTACTTGTGATAAATTCTTTTCTTGCATTGTTACTCCAGTGTGTGATTGTACACTATTTAGATTTAACAGTCAACTGACTATGGAAATTTGTCTGCAATCTGGATAAACAACCATGCGTGGGGGTTGACTTTGATACTGGCTCAACAGTTCCAGTCCACGTTGGGCCTCTTCAATTGTGGGTCGATAATGGTAACCAACTCGAAAGGTCTGTTGTGAAACCCAAGGCGTTACTGTCAAATCTCTGCCATCATAGCGCATGGCCAACAGGGCACGATAGGCCTCAACATCGTCTAACAGTATGGCGCCGCCACGACCAATACTCAAAGGTTTGTCATGCCCAAAACTTACGCATTGTATCTGCCCTGGTCGGTACATGTTGTGTTCTAAACGTCGAGCACTGTCCCAGATTCTAGTTTTTCTGAAACGATACTCACCGACCCATTGAGCAGGGGCTGTCTCTTCATAAACATACTTGATACCCAGTTTGTGCATGAGCATGGGTATGCTCAAATAGGTGTATGGAGTGAATGCGCAAAACTCCACACGGTCATACCTCATGCACAGTTCAATGGCATGGGTACAACAATCAGTCATCACCACATATGGCGCACCGGTAAATTGGGCCAGGGCTGTTTCAAACTCAAGAATCTTTTCGAACATACCAGTTCCAGGCGTGTTGAATCATGTGATCTAATTCAAACTGTCTCCAACCTTCAGCAAGCTGGCCAAATTTGGCAGCACTGGCTGTGAGCACAGCAGGATCTCCTGGCCTGGCCTGGCCTAGTACAACTTTCAATTTCTTACCAGTCACACGTTCGGCTGCGGCAATAATTTCTCTGTTGCTGACACCTTGATTGTTGCCTAAATTGTATACACCAGATTTTATTTTGGTATCTAATGCCCGGACATGTGCTCGAGCAATATCTTCCACATGCACATAGTCACGCACACAAGTGCCGTCATCAGTAGCAAAGTCTACGCCATTCAGCGTAAATTCGCAATCATCTCTAATGGCTTGTAATACCCGGGCAATGATATGTGTGGCGTCTTTAGTTTGTCCGTGTCTGGCTTGACTGTCAGCACCACAGGCATTGAAGTAACGAAATGCCACATAGTCCAAATTGTAGGCCTTGTGATATGCTGCCATGATCTTCTCCACCATGAGCTTGCTGTCACCATACGGTGATATGGGTTCACAAGGATCTACTTCATGGCAGGGAGTCATTATGGGCTCACCATACACTGCGGCGCTTGAACTAAAAATAACTCTGGTCTGGGGCATGCTTTTGCGTACCTGATCCAACAGTGTGAGAGTGCTCACCACATTGTTTTCAAAGTAATCAGCAGGATTGTTCATGCTGGGTCCAACCAGGCTGCTGCCAGCACAATGAATCACAGCGTCGGGCCCATGTACCAACAATTTGACCAAGGCATCTTTGTGGGCAAAGTCTTGTTCGACATAATCATCAAATGTTGATCTCAAGTGAGGAGGGCATGGCAATCTATCGATGCCCACAACACGATGGCCAGAATCGGCCAACATCAAGGCAGTTTGTCCGCCAATGTATCCACCAGCGCCGGTTACGACCACAGTTTTTTTCATGACTCGACCTTTACCACATGATACTTTTCTTTGGCCACATGATCTCGATATCTTGAGCCTGCACGGTTCCACTGCTCACCTGCACCTGTCACAATGTCTATCACACGGTCAATGGTACCATTGTTCCAGTCTGAGATCAAGCCCATGTTGTGATGTGGTTCACGCAACAAGTTCTGCATTTTGTGATAGGCATCATCTATTGACCAAGGGACGTAAAGCCGGTTAGGGTCATTAGAAAAAGTTTCAGGGAAAGACCTATAAGCAGGGTATAAAACATTACACCCAAGAGTGTCTGCTTCACTGACAGTGTTTGAAACCCAATCTTGAAGGGCGCAATTAAACAGCACACGAGTATTATTAAGGTGAGCGTAGTAATCATTTTTTGTAATGTTGTCGTAGATTTTTAACCGGCCTTCTGCTTCCATTGCTCTGGCACGAGTCACATACTCTGCGTTGTTGCTACGCAATGGCCCACCAGAATAGATCACAAACTCACAAGGCTCTGTGGTAAGTTCACCGTACATCTCAATCAAGTCCATGAAGAAGCCTGGTTGCTTTTCTTGATCCCAACGTGCGGCAAAACCCACACGACGTGGACGATCCTCAAATGGTCGAATGTTGTCTGCACCACCGATACGTTCTAACACTTCCGTCTTGCCAAATGCCAAGCCTGAAATGTTGTAGATTGGAGCAGTCCACCCTGCAATGCGCATGTGTGCTACCATTTCTTCGTTGGTGGCCAACACGCCTGTGACAAACTGATTGACCATGCGTTCATACGTGCTCATCCAGCCTGCCATGCCCCACACATGCACAAAGTCATCAGGATCAATGGCCTGTGCTAGGCAGCGTACATAGATTCTAGGGCGCTGTTCTGCAGGAATTTGGTCCATAATATATGGCAAACTTTCGATGCCTGGCTGAAACATGTCTTCAAAATAGATGACATCTTCACTAGTGACTTCGCCATTCTTCATCAGCTGAACCAAGTTCATCATTTGGCTCATGGCGAAGTAACTGCGACCATGTGCATCCAGTACCTGTCCAACACTGATGCTTTGTGTGTTGTCGATGGTAGTGCCTGGCACATACACCACATCCAGGCCACGTGCATCAAACACACGTCGGTTCCATTCAGTTAGTTGTAGAGTGTAACGGGCCTCGTAACTTTCAAGGCCCATGTAGTACAGTTTTCTCATGCGCGATGTCCTGCAAAGCGACGAGTGTCTTCGTCCCACATGTTTTTGGCATTTTTGCCTTGATGCCACTTGTTGAATTGTTGCCATGCATAACTCTTGAAGTTATACAAGTCGGCTTCGTTGTAACGATAGCCATAGTCCTGGCAAAAGTCCAAGTACACTTCAAGATCCTCTTGGATCTCTGTGACTCGGGGGTTGGGTTTGAATGTGGGTCTTGCCATGATATTTCCTTTTGAAATTAAAGTTGAAAAATAGTGGGAGTTTTTTGATCTAACAAATTATAAAAATTAGAATCAACCTGTCCAGTCACCAACAATATGGGTCGTGTATGCCATCCAGCATTGGCAGTAAAATGCCATGTATTTGGATAATCTACATAAATGACTGTGCCGGCTTCCCAGTGAGTGATCACGCGATTATCAAAACACACAATTTGTCCATATTCTCCTGGAGCCAGCATTATCATGACTCGTTTCTGTATAGTGCCATCTTCACTGATGAATATTTCTGTTGGGTCTACGTGTTTTCTGATCAGAGACCCAGGGCGTTGCATTTGAATGTTACATGATTTTGTGTCTATGAACCCTAACATCCGGACCATTTTTTCAAATTGTGGCATCCTTCCAGGAAACTTAGCAAGCCCAGCAGTATAAAGATAATCACTATGAAATTGGTCCGGAGTGTACTCTTCTTGAACTGCCACTGCTACAGCAGTATCAAGGTCGTCTAACCAATCTCCTTGAAATTTTCCAATAATTTTAACAGGATCTTCTTTGCGGCCAACAATGGTTGTTAATTCTTTATCATGAAGTTCTGATCCAAAGTATTCAGCATTACTAGAAACCATTGGACCAATTTGTTTCTTATACAGTTGGCTACCATTTGATAAAATTTTAAATAAATCTATAGACATAGTTAGATTACAATTGAATTCACTGCACGAGTAAGATTATAAAAAATTGAGCATCCGTTTTCACCGTCCTCGGACACTTCGATATGTACCACACGACCAGGATAGCGTTGAGCTATCTGTATATATAGGTCATCTGCTATCATCTCGCAACTTTTGTGATCAAGACTTAGAACGGAATTGTCACTGCTGTACAGTGATTCACACCAGCGTTTGAACTGGATGAATTCCAAGTCTCGGTCGTTGTGAAACACATCAATCCACACCCGGAAATGAAATATGTGTCGATGAGGATACCCAAGGAATTGTACATCAGCTAAGTTGGGGTCTGTCAAAGCAGCAGGATATTTGTGTATGCCTTCACGTTGCCAGGTGACCCAGATCTGTCGTTGAGCTTCTGACATCACACGTTCTACTCGATCTCTTTCAACTTGGTTCATGATTTCAAACTTTCAAATGTCACAATCTTGCTCAAGGCATTGCCAAGATCCTGATCTGGATGTATGATGTGTAACTCACACTGATGTTGATCCTTGCGTTCATCGTATCTGTTGTACTCTACCATCATGCCACCATTGGCACGATATACTGTAAAGTTCATTCTGTGCCGGCTACCGCCAATGCTGGGATGATCGTCTTTGCACACTGCCGACTCTATACGATTCACCGATGTCATTGTTTCACCGCGTTGTCTAATGTGCTTGGCACGCCGTAATATCCAGTTGTCTAGCCATTTCATAATTCTCTATCGCCTTTGTAATCATCCCAACCTGTAAATGTCTCACGGCTCATCAGGCTGTGCAGACTGTGGCACCAGACGCCGGGATTGGTAGCGTCAAAGTCCTTGTCATCTATTTTTAACATTGTATTATAATTCCACAGTTTTGTATACGGTACACTTACTCGAATCTGCGGAATAAAGTTGCGATAGTCACACAATGATCCGTCATTGAACTGTTCCACTGCACCAATAGGAATGTCCAAGGTACACAAATATCCACGTGCCAAAAAGTACGTGATCATTTCTTCCCATGTTCGCCACTCTGCAGGAGACTGAGGATTGAAACTGTGATTGGCACCAAAAAATATGTGCTCACAACCTGCCATTTTGGCTGCAATATGATCAACGGACTGCACACCAACCACGAACAATGTCGGCCGACCAAATGCTGGTGTGCGTTCTACTTCTGTACCTGTAAAAAAGTCAACGTTGTCATGTCCTTCACGCTTCATACTGTGGCCTCTAATCGATCAAGTTTGCTGGAATCAAAATCTTCTTGTTCAGTTTGTTCGTATTCAAAAAGTGCATTGAACTGAGTACGTGCATTCATGGCCTTCTTGCCTTTGAAACCACGTGTGCCCACAATCTCCATCCAATAACCGCTGTAGTATTCAATTATGGCTTCTGACTCCGCACGAGTGGGTGCGGCAAATATGGCTTCCACAATGTCTTCAAACTTGGCATAGTCGCCACCTTGGCGGCGCATCATGGCAGGATGTTCTCCTGCATCAAAACGTCTATTGGCTTCTTGCACAGCAGTCAAGTGCATCCAAACATTGTGACCCATCAACAATGCATATGAGAATGAATCCCATGATGTTTTGCCTTCTTTTCCATTTTTATTTAGGTCGCCGGGTGCGTAGATGCAGATATCTTTCATCTTCAACATGTCGCTAATGGGCGAGTCCTCCCAGCGTGGATAGATACCATCTGCCACAACACCGTCCGACCACTTGCGTGTGTCTGTGGCATACTTTTTGTCGTCTGCTGATGGTGCCATTCTATAACTCCATTTGGAATCGTGTTCAAACACATTTTCAAAGTACACCTGACCATTGGCTGTGGCGAGGAATGGACTGGCACAATCAAAGGAGATAGAGAATGCGGGATTGGCGTATTTTCTAACGGCCCTTTGAATCACGGTGAGTAGCACAGCCCATTCCAACTTGCTTGTACCCAAGAAGTGCATCCAGTCGTGTGTGCCTTCTTGTAACAATCCATCATATTTCAGTGCAATCAATCTACGCAACACCAAGTGTACATCACACATGTTTTGTCCACCCATGGCCCAGCCATCAAAGTGTGTGTCGGGATACAGTGCAGGGTCACAATACTGCTTCATGGTTTGATACCATGTTTCTGCTGAGGTGTGATTATCGCCTTGTAATACGTTTAAAAATTTAGCGCCACCGTTGGCCTTGCCACGACGATGCTGCATGAAGTATTCGTTGTTGTACTTGGTGGCATCCACTGCTTCTTCCAGCGTTCGGATACCACAGGCGTCACTGGCTTTTTTGTCATGGATAACCCAGGTAGGGATGTCAAGTATCATGCCATAGTCACTGATTGTGTCCAACCACTTGAGGATAGAACTGCGTTTCTTTTCGGCCTTGGCACAGCCCGAGTTGGCTTTCCAGTCACCTTCCCACAGGCCTTTGGCAATCTGGAATCCACCCGAGTCGCCCAGCATGAACGTGCCAGGTTCACGATTGCGAACCATGTCCTCTGACCAGTCTTGTTTATTCAAATCCAAGTTGGCGTGACCACCGGAGTACAATGACCATTTGTATGGAAACAATGCTTTCTGACTGTTGAGCCAGTTCATTTGTTCCATGTCTGTAAGCCCTGCAGGAAACCTTGCTGGATCCACATATGGCTCGTTGCGTTGCTTGCCCACAAACGTGGCATAGAAACCTGATATGGCCGGTAAGAACACAGCATAGTCAAGTTGTTTGGCTGTTAAGTTATCCTGCAATTCGACCCCACTTGATTTTTAACCAAATACGTTCGTGTATGTAATAATCTATACTGAGCATGATGTGCAAGGCAGTGGCAAATCCTGTGGCCGATGCAATGTCACCAGTGAACAACCAAGTCCAAAATATAGTAAACAACCATGCGGTTATTCTATATGTGACCATTCTTGTCACAGTTCTAGCTTTGGTTTCCATTATTTGCTCTGTGCAGGTAAAATGTAATTGTAAACAGCCACACCAGAATCCACTGTGATCTTGGCAGCACCATCATCTGAAATGCGGATGGTCTTGTCACCAGTCAAGGCCATAATGGCCATGAACTGTGAGGCTGGCCATGACCAAGTGCGTTTCAATTGACCATTTACGCCTGCATGGAACACAAAGTTACCAGCATGTGTGCTATGGTCACCAAAGAAAAACTTCAAGTCACCGTTTTCAGTCCGGGCTTGAAAGTTGGGCTCTTCAGCATTGGCCTGTGCCTGCATACGCAATCGTTGTATTGCGGCCACAGTGGGCTCAAATTCAATATGCCATGTCACACCTTTGAACTTGGGTGTTTTGAGTTTGTCATTCACAATCTCTGCTGCCATGAACCGATATGTGTTGCGGAAATCTCCCCCAGCATTTTCAAACTCAATACCATCAGGAGCACCTGTGGCTTTTTTGGTCAAGCCAAGTTTGGCATTTTCTTTGTACTCTTGCAAGTTTAACAAAATTTTCAACTTGTTCAAGTTGGGCATGCCAAATGTGCCGATAAAATCTGGGTGCGGATTTTTAAACTCGCCTTCCAGCACCACTGACAAGTCTTCTGCCACACCCACAATGGCTGTGCTTTTGTCGTCACCAGTGATCTTGATCAAGTCAATGCAGCCAAGATCGTGTGTGTGTTCTACCAAGTCTTTAAGATAATCTCTCATGTGTACTCCTATGTTGTATGATTATATAGATTTTTTTACTGATTAGCAACTATTTTGGCCAGAGTCTGGCCACCTCTAAGGGATTCAATTTCGCCAGGTTTTTTAATTTCTAACCAAGCAAGATCGCCCTGTCCGCGATGTCTGTCTAAGATCTCAAATCCCACAGAGAGGGCATGCGCTACAACTTCAGTTCCGGGTGTGTAGCACATGAAATTTTTTTCTGCCAGGGCCACTCCTTGCCGCCAATCACAGTCATTGAATGTGAACAATGCGACCCCACCGGGTCTGAGTTTGGCATACATTTGATCAATGTATCTGCGCAACACTAGCATGGGTTTAAAATTGAAATAGTTGTAGGCAAACACGAACCCAAATTGTCCGTCTGGCAATTGCCACATGGCATTTTCATTTTTGTGATCGTCGATGGCGTAGGTACGCAATCGTTGACGATACTCTGCAGTAAATTGATTCAGCGCAGGTTCTAACAATTCCAAATTTTGATCCACAACGTATAGTGGATCTAACGGTACTAGATGTTCAATGAACTTTTCCAGTCCTGGTCTAATGATCATGCCAGGCACACGCCAATCTGTATATTGCATAAGTCTTGCTTGCAGGTATGCTTCACTTTCAGGATCAATGGCAAGACGTCTGTTCAAAATGTATTCCGAAGTTTCATAACACATTTCATCTTCGTACAGTCCAAGACTTTGCTGATACTGTGCAGGTTCTAACTGAGAAATTTGTGTGCGTATGCGGTGTTTGAAATCTTCCACGGTTTGTTGCGCATCAGTAAAACAGTCCATGACCTTTTGCAATTTGCAGTTAACATCATCGGCAAAATTATCTATCTGCACTGGGTGATTTGCAATGACGTGGCCAATAGCATGAAATTTATTCATGGCCACCACATAGTCCGGCGATAACTCATCGCTGTCTAACAAATTCAAAAAATCAACCAGATCGCTCAGTTTCATTCAAAAGAAAATAAAGAAGTAAATGTGTTTTCTGTGTTGGTTGCAGAGGCCAAGTCCCAGTCTAACACGCCCAACAGGTTGTCAATCTTTTGATCCACCACAGTGGCTTCCATTTCTGTGTCATCAAAAGGCAAGTCTTTAAACCACTGCGGCAGGTGCATCTCGTCTGTGGGATAGCCAATTGATGTCCAGCCCAGAGCATTGCTTCGCAATTTGCACACAATGGTCTTCATGCCATCGACCACCTGCATACTGTAGTTGTCTGAATTCATTCGCCGCAAGTTGTTCCAGTTTAGCGCCGCACGTACATGCCCAGGCATGTTGGCTTTGCCCAGGCGTTCTTCTTCCCGGCCGTACTTGGTCAAGTTGTTCACACGCTTGGGCGAGCCTTTTTCCCAGCCTGGTCGCTCTTTGAATTCATACTTGAACTCACGCACACGTTCAATGATCTCTTCACGTTCAGCACCAGACAGTACTCGATTTAGAATTTCCAACAAGAAGTCTTGAATAACTTTGGGTGTATCTGACCGTTTCAAGTCTAGTCCTGTGGCCTTGGTCTTGCCAATTGCTCCATTCACATCCAGCCGTTTGTTTTCAATGTCAATGGCATTCACAGCATAGCGTTTCTTGGTAATGAACAAGCCACGATCCGCCACTGTTTCACGTCCGGCCTTGATCAAATCTCCCATGTCTCTGGGACAGTGAAACGCACGTTCCATAAATGCCGGGAATGAATCATTCACCTGGTCAGCAATTGAATCGTACAGTTGAATGCAAATTTCCTTTGACCACTCCATACGACCTTCGGCAACTTCTTGTTTCAGCACAGGCCATGCTGAAAAGTAGCATGAGTCTGTGTCACCGTAAATCACTGCTCGACCCACATGGTCATATTCACCTGTGATGCACTCATTTAGATATGCATCCATGTGTTTGGCAATGCTTCGGCCAGTAAGGGTTGTGGATTGGCCGATTCGCTTGTCAAAAAACCTACAACCAGGATTAAGAATAGCACCGTACAAACTGTTGAGGTTAATCTTTTTAACCAGCTGTCGTTTATCCCAGAAAGCGATTTCTTTGGCATCTTTAGCCTCCTTCTTTTTGGCCTGCATCTCTTTACGTTCTGCGTACCAGCGTTCCAGCAGGCCTGGAATCACGCCTTTCTTTTCGTAGGTGAATATGGTGCCATTGGCACTTAATATCCACGGTTGGTTTGAGTCAAACAACATGTACCAAATCTCAGCGCCCGAGTGTACAGTTTCTTCGCCACTCTGCCAGTCAATGGTGATCTCTGTGCCACGTTGTTGTTCCATCACTGCTGTGTATTCTAAACTGGCAAACACACCTTCCCATGCAGCCGCAAATGAATCACCCCGGGCCATTTTGTCTCGAATGTATCGGTCAGTCATCACTGGACGCAGTTGGCCTATGATGGTTTCTGGGCCCATGTTTAGCGCACGAATTGCCGACGGATATAGACTGTTGATGTCCACGGACCCAATCCACTCATGTAATCCTTTCTTGGGATATGCCACATAAGCGCCTGCAGCCTGTGTGTCCTCGTCTGTCAGTCGTTGTTGACGATTGGGCACAACCATGCCACGTTCATGTGCTTCGTTGATGATGGCCTGTTCAGTCACTGCCACAGCACCCATTGTGGTGGCCAACAACACAGTATTGGCATGGGCCAGTTCGCTGGCCAGTTCCAAGAAGCGCAGTTTTTTGTCCAGCTTGTCCAACAACAAGGTATCTTGCCTGTTGTATTCAATAAAGGTTCGAAAGTGTTGGTTGTACAACTGATCCAGTGTGCCTTCAAACTGTGTTTTACGTTCACCCAGCTCGTACTCAGCAATGGCATCCAGACTATAACTATGTCGCTCTTCATAAGTGTACTTGCGATACAGTTGCATATAGTCCATATGCACACGACCCACCAAGTCGTAAGTTTCGTTTTCAGCACCAAAGCGTTCGAACATGCGCTTCTTGGGAAACTGTCCCCACAAACAAAAACGTCTAGTGTCGTCTTTGCTGAGCACTCGGGTGATACGATTCACTGTGTAGGGTATGTCATAGCCTTCCGAGTTCCAGCCACTCAGGATGTCTGCATCTTCAATCAAGTCCAAGAACATCTTCAACATCTCTGTTTCGGACTCACACAGCACAGTGTTCTCAAATTCCCCACAGATCTCACGAGCAGTCTCGAGACTCATGTGGCGTGGTGCCACCACAAGTGTGACCAGTTGCTCCAACCAATTCAGATATACCGATATGGCAGTGATGGGATTGAAAGGATCTGTTACAGGCGAGAAGCCACGCACTGAATCAAACGCAACTTCAATGTCAAAGAATGCGGTGTGCAAGGTGGGGGCGTCTTGATCCTTGTAGTTTTCTTCAAAGCAACGAAATATGGGATTGATATCCGATTCGTAGATTTGTCGTCCGCTTTGTGCTCGAACTTCCTTGCGGAACTCTTTGTTGTTACGTGTTGAAAATCTTGACACAGGTGTGCCATAGATGCTCTGGAACTTGCCTCGGGGGTCGTCGTAGTAGAACACATAATTGGCAGGATACTCTCGGTACTGCCGCTTGCCGTCTCTGCGTTCTACCACGTGAATGCGATCGTGCTCACGATCAAATAGTGCGTCAATATAACTCATTGGTCTCCGTTTGTGGCCGGTGGGGCCTTGATACATGTTCGTGACGTGAACGATTCGTTGCTGTTGAAAGCAATATTTATAGCGTCTTGCCCACTGTTTCAAGAATTGTTTCCAGTAACTCTTGATCTTGTTTGGTCTTGCCAAATTCGGCCTTGTGTGCCACGCGGATGGCCTTTTTCAACACAGCTGGTTTGATTTCTAATTCTTCTGCAATGGCCCGGATGGTGTCAGTCAAGCCACCTTGTAGTGTGTCAATCTCATGCATCACGGCCATACCTTCATTAATTATTTGAGTCAGCTTAATTTTGGCATCGCCGTTGAATGTTTTGGTATCCATGTGTACTCCTAAAACACTAGTATAACACAGATTTTGGCGTTGTCAATGGGAATTTGCTCACTTTTGGGTTCCAGTAGCGAATTGGATGGCCAAGGCAGCAGCCGCCTACCCTCGCAACTAGTGCGGTCCTAAGGGTGTTTAATATGATTGGTTCAGTGATTCATTCAAGCCTTGAATCACACGTTGTATTTGTCGGAGTCGCTGATAGTTTTGTTCTGCTTCACGGCCACGATAGTAAGCATTGCCTTCGGCATAGTCATAGTTGGGATCGCGGCGCTTTTCAGCCTGAGCTACTAGTTCATCAATGTTGGGATATTTTGCTGTCAGGTCACGTTGTACTTTTTCAACATTGTGCGCAGGGGGTGTATATGGTTTGACTCTAGCGTCAGCACGTGCCAGACCACGTTCTCTTTTGGCAATGGTTTGATCGGCTTGGGCAACTGCCTCAGGATCATCCCGGTCAAAGAACTTATTTGTTTGAGCCATAGCTCGACTCAATTGTGCTTTTCTACGATAGTCACCCAAACTGGCTTCTAACAACCCCATGTAGTGATGGTCTAGTACTTTGAAGCCTCTACGGCGCAAATGATTGATTGCGGCAGTAATGGCTTGTTCTCTGTCATGTCCAGGAACACGCACAGTTTTTTGATATTCTTCTCTACGCTTTGAAACCATGGGATGTTGTGGGTCAATCACAGTAAGGCCAATACGATGTACTGGCATGTCTTCTTCGGTACCTTCCGCCACAATTTTTTTGTTGTTGTATAAATCGCTTGTGATCATGATTATCGTTCTTCTATGTAATCCGCATCTGAGTTGCGTTGCTGTGCCTGGCGACGAGCTTGATAAAGTTTCACGGCTATACCAGCATCATCCAGGCTCCGGAAGCGACTGGGCAGTCGCTTTTCGCCATGCCGTAGTTCGTAACCCGAATTGTCATCACCCCAGCATTCCAATGCCACACCGTCAGCCATTTCAAATGTGGCTGAAGGCGCTTGTGGAGCCTGTGGTGCGTTTAATCGGTCAGCCACATCTAGTTCAGCGGCGTGTGCCACTTCAGTGTCGCCTGGGTCACTAGGTCCTTGCATGGCAGCAGGATCGGTGTCAATTTCTTCTTCGACATCACCACGTGCCACAGCGTCCTGTGCTTTGTCTTTCAAGTCACGGTCAACACGCACCTTCTTTTCCAAGCGATCCAAATATTGTGTTAGGTCTTTCTTGACCTTGCTGATCATGTCTTCTTCGATCTCGGCCATGGCTTCTTCAAGTGCAGTTCGTGTGGGCTCTACGGAGTCACCAACCATGTAGCCATCCATGGGATGAGCAGGATCTGTTTTTGAGCCTAACGCACGAATGTGGCGAGGCTTGAACAAGGCAGGCAACTGAGGCACTTTTTGTTGTGCAGGTGTCAATCGGCCCTCCACTGTGGCCAGTCGGTCCAGGATTGATCTGATGTCGTTGCTCATGCTCTATTGTCTTTCAAGAAACTTCTCAGCATCCATGCATGTTTCTGATGAGCATCGATGCGTTCTGCAATGAAGTTGGCAATGCCTTGTTGATTTTCTTGTTCGGCCGTGGCAAAATTCTTGTTGAGTAGTTCCAACAGCTGACCATTGTTGGCCAACAGTTCTTCAATCATGAGTCTAGCTCGTGGAATCTTTGTTTGTCCTTGGATAATGCTGAGTTCTGAGAAACGTTCAAAGCTGCCTGGTGCATAGTCGCCCATGGCACGAATGTATTCTGCGGTTTGATCTATTGAACCGTTGTAAACTTCTTCATACAAGTTGCCAAAGAACTCGTGCAGTTGTGCAAAGTCAGGGCCCTCCACATTCCAGTGAAACAACTGAGCTTTGATGCTGAAAGCATATTCAGTTGCTAATAGAGTTTTTAAACTGTCCGCGAGCATGTTTATTCCTTTTGTATTCCTTGGGCGTGTTAGGCGTAGGATCTGATCCAGTTACATATTTACCTGCCAGCAAGGAACCGCCAGATCTTGACAGCATGCCTAATGCTGACTCTACAGGGGCAATACCACCTGACACTGTGGCGCCTACTGATGCTGATTCCGTAATTTCATGGGCTCTCATTTGCGATCTCCACGGCTGTTTGACCTTGATATTCTATTATTCTTCCAGGACCTGCAACAACTCTGTAGTCGCGTACTTTGATCCGACCATTGGCGTCATCCACAGTTTCAAATCGTATGGGATAAACACCAGCAGGTGCAGCTATTTGAAAATTTTCTTTCAGGTAGCAATTTTCCCACGTCCAGGTGCGCTCTGTGAACAGTTCATCATTGACATAGGCTCTGTAGCGAAAAGGCTGCTCATGTGCCTTGGCAGTGACATCACATTCCACACGAACAAAATAAGTTTGCATAGAGATATTTAGCGAAATCTACGTGGAGAATTTTTGACGTTATTTGCCGGCCACTGCCAGGGCAGCGCCTTTGTTGAAACTGGGACTGTACGGGCTGTTGGCTTGTCGTAGGCCTTTGCGTTTGGACCACTCATATCCAGCACGGTGTCCGGAACAGTCTTTGGTGCATTCACTTCCCAGGAAACTGAGTTCGTCCAGTTGTTGTTCTGCCACGCCGTGCTTGGGAATCAACAATTCAGGCATACGATACTCGCTGACATCAACAGGATATGGCTTTAGTGATGCTTTATATAATTCAGCATATTGTTCTTGTTCTTCAGGTGTTTTTGCTCTATAGAACTTGTTGGCAATGGCCATGTCGCCCACTAGAGTTCCTGGAGGAATTGAAATCTTTTTTGGCCCGTAGTATTTTAATTTGTCTGAATCTTTGTTGGTCAAACTGTAGAAGGTTGATTCCCATTTATCAGGGTGCAAGGCATATCGTGCAGAGGCTCGTTCAGGAACAAATTCTGCCAGTGTATCTGCGCCAGGATGAAATTTACCCAACTTGGATAAACTTATGGCAGTATCATTGCTTTCGCCTTCCGCCACATCTTGCTTTAATCTACTCAATTCATATATAACTAAATCACCATTGTCAGCACGGAAGGCTTGATATCCCCAGGCCCGAGCATAACGCTGTACCAGTCTGTCATACAACTTGGCACGACTCTCAGGATTTGGTTGAGGCTGGTCAGGCTCATAATATATTGTTGGATCAGTTGCTTTACTAGCTGAAAAACTCAATTTTGAAGGTTTGTATTTTTTGATGTATTTTTGTATAGCGTTTAACACCGTGGCAAAGATTCGTTGTGCATCACCTTCACCTGTGACTTCTTGGCTGTTGTTTCTATGGAACTCAACATGCGTGACTTCGTCACCTTCTCCGTCATATTCTTGATTGAACATGATGTTGAGATATGTGCCGTCGGGTAATTTTGTGTTTAGATCAACGTCACCGTAATCACTCTTTTCCCATTTGCCCTTGTAAGGGTTGTCAAAAGCTTCGGCGACAAACTCTTGTGCTCTCATTTTTTAGGTTGCACTGCTGTGGGCATGTTGCGATATTGTCGCTTGGCAGGATCGTACACAGTTTTCATAGGACCCAGTCCAGCCAACTTTTTAACTCTGGCCACCATGGCATCGTATTCGTCATCGTAGTCGACTTCTTTGGGATCACGATAGTCAGCACCCGGTTGTTGCTCGCCTTCGTCCATGTCATCAATGGGTTGAGTTATTTTGTCCATTCTCCAACGTTCTTGTGGAGTCAACAATTTATCATGTTCTGGTTCAGGTATGGTGCCACCATAACGACTGGGATCAGCGTAATGACGCAAGCCAGTGGCAGTTTTTTCTACACGACCCACTTTGCCTGGTGAAGTGTCCCACACTGTTGGGTCAGGACGTCCTGATCCTACACCGCCCTCGTTAGCACGGGCTGGCAATTTTTTGTAGTTGCTTTTTTTATCTGCCTGATTGAACTCTTGAGCAACATCTTGACTGATGCCAACTTTTCTAGCAAATTCAGGATTGTGTGCCGCCCCGGCCATGGTACGGAACTGTGCTTGGCTCACAGACTTTTCATCCAATTGATCTTCCGCCACACCTTGCTGTTGTTCACCACGAATGGCCTGCAACAATGCACGGGCAACCACACGGTCTTTTTCTTTTTCTTCTTCAGGCAGTTGAGCATAATTTTGTTTCATCAACTGTGCTCGTTGTTGAAGTTTGGCTTCTAGTTTGCCGGCTGCTGCCAATTTTGCAGTGTCATCAAATTGTTCAGGATCTTGCACAAATGCTTGAGCAGTAGTATTCCATCCCTTGTGAATGGCATCACTGATGGCTTCAATATCTGTCACACCCTGATCAATCATTTGTTTGGCATAGGCAGCTGACTTCAAATTGGCTTGCCAACCAAAGGTGTTGCTGGGTGTACTACGTCCATAACCATAGGCTTGATCCAATGCTTCGTCACTGATGGCGGCCAACTGTTGAACACTCAGTTGCGGTACAGCATTTTCTGCTACATCTTCATTCTTGTTGCGACCAGCACAGTGAGCCTTTTGTGAGAAACCCCGGGGGTTGGCACAGTTGATAGAACTCTTGTATTTTTTGCTCCACTTTTCGTCCAACTCTTGTTCTTCCGCCACGCTTTCATTGGCAAAGCGAGGATTATGGAAACTACCAACAATGTACCATTGTAAATCATGATCAACATCATTGTGTTCTACACCCATTACGTGAACATCATAACCTTTGTCATCAAACCATGTATTTGCATAGCCCACTAAATTCTTCTTGGCTTTTTCGCCGTAGGCATCAATATTAAATCCATCGTTGCTGACATCAAAGTCTTCAAACCAATCATCACCAATGATATCAGCAAGCTCATCATCGTTATACCAACGTCCTGAATCACCATCGTTACCACTAGGTATTGCAAATTCATTCAAGGAGCCTTCCGCCACACCTTCCGACTTGTTGCCATAGTTGCCAGCGCCTTTTTTGCGGCACTGAACCAGGCGTCCAGATGCATAGGCCGACGGCCATACCTTGGCACTAGCCTTGACTTTGTAGTAGCAGGCGTCTTTCTTTTCAGCTAAAATTAGATTGCTGAAACTGATGCCACCGCATTCGGGGCACTGTTGTGGGGTTTCAAAAAGTTCACTTATGATCATTTCTTTTTAGTGGCCACGTTGATGGCCGCTCCATGTCGATTGGGGTTGGGATCTTGTCTGCGCTTTCTTGCGGCTGCACTAGCACGACCCTTCTTGCCCAAGGCATGTGCCTTGGCCTGGGGCAAACACTTGGGCTTGCCTTCTTTTGAGCTGCCTCTAGCACAGTCGCCGCGGATACGGCCGTCAGGACCAAAACGCACCCATTTTTCTTTAAACCAGTCATGAAGATTTTCTTCCAACTCGGCTTCGCGCACAGGCACACAGTTGGGCACCTGACGACCACCTTTGTTTTTTATGCCTGCTTGGCGATAGCCAGTCCAGCAGGCTTCAAGAATTTCTCTGTAAGTCATGATTGTATATTTAGTGGAACATCAGGAATTGATTTGCCACGTCCAGTCTGCTGGCACCTAGGTCTCCGTGCCCTGCAGGGAATACTACAACGTTCCATTTGGGTGCAGGACCTTCGGGTATGCGGTTCATTTCGTCGTATGTGATCACAGTGTTGGGGTCAATGTTGTATTTTGCACCCAGCTCTTGACGGAACTGCTGCCAGGCTTGGGGACTGCGAACTTGTGTACGGCCCTTTTCGTCTTTGACATACTTGCCCTTGGCATCAGTCACAAACAAATCACGGAACATGTCCTTGGGCAATGTCACAGCATCTTTGACATGTTTGCCAGCATCACGTTGCAGTTGAACTGTTTTGACTTCACGGCTCTTGGCACCTGGTGAGAATTGTTTGACCACATTGTCAGGTGTGTCAGGGTCTGTTACTATTTGTCCCATCTTGGTGTAGAAGTAGAACTTAACATCAGGATTGTTCTTGGCCACATCCATCATGAGATTGTAGTATTCTTTTGAAAAGAAGTCACCAGCATCGTGTATGCGCACCAACAACTTGATGCCATTCTTTGAGGCCAGTGCAGCGGCTTTTTTAACTTCGCCATCAAACTTCTCCATGTAGTCACTGGGATGATTTACCAAGAAGTTTAGTGCTTGTGCCGCACTCATTGAGCTGGCAGGGAACATAACATATCCGCCTTTTCTAGCATAGCAGTAGGTTTGACATTCGCCAGCGCCGGGACAAGTAATGACTTCCACAAACTCGCCAGTGTCCTCATCCACCACAATGCCACTCAGTGCAGGCAATGTCAAGTCATATGTGATGGCGCCTTCTTGCTTGCTCTTGGCCATTTTGGCATTGGTACCCAAGATCTGTCTTGGCGGCTGCATGATCTGATTTTTCAAATCATCCAGGTCCCATTCTGTACCACCGTCATCTTTGGTAATGGCTTTGACATTGCTGCCGTGTATGATGGGCTTGAACTTGTCAGCCTTGGTCTTGGTACCGGTTTTCACACGACTCAAGTAGTCTTGCATGTCTTGGTTGTTCCAAGACTGCTGTGGTGCATCCAGCTTGAGTGCTTCATCAGTGGCACCATGTTCCACATGCAATACTTTGACAGGGAATCCTCCCAGTGTTTTGCCACGTTCAGCGGCTTCTACAATTTGTCGTATCTTCATAATATGTTCCAGATAGTTTTATTTAACGCCAATCTTCATTTTGCTCACATACTCAGTTTCAGGGTCTCGCAATCGTCGAGTGCCTTGATACAGTGTTTGTTGCAAGGCATAATCCCCCAGGTTGCAATCCACATCTTCACGAGTTTGCAGTGCCACTATAGCACCGCTGGGTATGTGATCAAACCAACCTTGATCGTCCATGTCATGGCAACTGCTGTTTATCACCAATCCATCACTGTCCAGCTGACGATAATCCAAGTGGTTGGCGTCTGCAATCATGGGCTCAATTCTATCTGCAATGCCCATGCGTTTTGCTATATGTTGTCCTTGACGCACCACCGTGACATCTTGGTCTACGTTGATGATGTGATCAAATTTGATACCACTCTTGGCCAACAACATGCTCATATTGCCATACCATGAACCCAAGATGTATATTGTGCTGTAGTGATCTTGTATTTTGGTTAGTTCTTGAATCATCCATAACTTGTTGAATATCAAACCACGGTGGAAACTGCCCGACAGCGTCAGTGGAGTGAACTCCAGCAGTCTCATTTTCTTTTCGCCTTTGCTCTACCAGCTTTCATGTTGGCCAGCCAGTGGGCCATGCGTTGCTTCTCACCTGATGAATTCTTGGCTGTGTTGCGTAGACTACTCACTGACGCTTTGGTGTTAACACCCATGCGCTTGCTGAGTCCTTTGCGTCCAGGATTCTTGCCATCGGCAAAGTTTTCCCAAACACGCACATCTTCCCCGCGGTGTTTGTTCCAAAAGCCTGCGCCTGCATCAGTTTGGTCCCAACTTCTAACAATAGTATAGCCCTGGCTTTTGATATAATCATACATGACACGGGCAATACCTTGGCCTTGATATTTCTCATCCACAGAGAGATCTTGTGGGTCCAATTCTTTGTTGTCGCCTATGTTGAATCGTACATGACCCAGCACTTTGTTGCCCCAGTCATCCAGTGCATCAACTACTAACTCATGTCCTTGTTTGATTACTTTCAACGTCAACCCCTCAAACTCCACAGTTTTGGCTTCTGTGGCATCTTCTTTTACTATGGCAGGCACTGTTTCGTCACCCAGCAAGTTCAGTAAAAATGTTCTGTGATGGCCGTCTTGCAAATGATATGATCCATCTGGAAGTGCATACACTGTGACAGGGTTTTGTGCTACAAATTGTCGAAGGCGTTGTTGTGCCGCAGGATCTGCTTTTAATGCATCCACTAATTGTCGCATGCTCATATCTGGAGACACTTGCATGCCGGCAGCATGAGTCAACACATCTGCTGCTTGTTCAGTGTTCACACCTTGTGTGCCAATGGCACCGTTGGGTCTGCGCACATTGGCAATGGGAAAATTCTCAATGTCTTCACGCAGTTGGGGGCGGATGAATTCTTGTGCTCTCATGCTACCGCCTTGGGTTGTGCCACTGAGGCCACTTGTTGTTGATAGTCTTTGAAGTTGTCCACACGATCTTGTAGGCCTTGTAATCCAGGGTTGATGCGTTTGGTCACACCACGTGTGTCTGAAAAGTCTTGCACATAGGGAGCCACACGGTTCTGCCAGTACCACACAGCAATCTTAGCAGCCACATCAGGCTTGGCTGCCAATTCAGGATTGTTCACAAGGTCTATGCCCAAGGCTTGACCAGCATTAGCATAGTTGGCCTTGCCAGTGATTTGTATGAATCCACGGCCTTTGTACCGGGCGCCATCTCCGGCTTCGGTATTGCCTAGGGCCTTTGCTTTGGCAGGGTTCACACTGGGATCATACTTGGCAAGATACCGGTTGCCACCCAGTTCTTCAAGGTGCGCAAAGTCTCCAGTTTCATGCGCACACTGTGCCAAGAACTGTGCCAGTTCCACGCCTTTGATACCTGCTGCCTGTGCGGCTCTGCTCAATGCACTTTCAGCGGCAGCGCCGGGTGTTTGTTGTACAGCCGCTGGTTGTGCCGAGGGATCTATAGTGGGTGCGGCTGTTGAGTTGGCTGGTGCTGGTGTGAATGCCATGGTGGCTGCGGCTGCTGCCCCTGCCAAAGCATTGCGCCATCCTTCTTCTAGTTCATCCTCATGCAGGAATGTGTCAGCAAATGCTTTGCAGGCTTCCCACAGCTCGTCGTTTTGTGTGAGGCCCACAGCAAAGTCAGCATCTTCATCATCGTGCTGTGTGGGATCAATGTATCCACAATATACTTTGTGTATGCCTGCTGAGTTCAACAGATCTTTACAACTCTCGCCTGCACGTTCATCCATGGGTGCGTTGCAAGGACTGCATGTTGTGACCACAATACTGCCTGGGGGAACATCACCGTGTTGCTTGCGATATTTGTCTATGGCCACACGTTCAGCATGTCTGCGTGTGCCATCGGGCCCAGGCAGGTTTATACCATACACATGACGATTTTCAGGATCAATCACACAGGCTGCCACCATACCGTACCGATCGGGATTTTGGCGTTGTCCCCGTTCAATCATGGCACAACAACGTGCCAATACTTGATCTAATTTTTCTGTGTTGCGTATATGATAATCGTCAGCACTCTCCTGCACGGATTCTGTGGCACGGTTGGCACCAATGCCGCGATACACTCGATCTTGTTCGGCACCTGGCGTGGGCGGAGCACTTTGACGCATGGTGTTGGGCAACTTGTCTGTGGCCATGGGATCTTTTGCCATGGGCACACCGCCAGGACGTTTGTTTCGTGCCAGCAGTTGATCAGCTGCCATTTCTTTGCTGATAGCGTCAAACACAGCAGGAGTAACCCAGTAACCCTTGTCATTTTTGTTGTTGAACATGAGAGTCACTTTGCTGTTCATGGGTTGACTAAACACTTGCTCATATTCAACCATGGAAGCAAAATCAGGATCAGCTCGCATCTGCAGGAAAGCGTCTTTGGTCAGTCTGTTGTACACATACTTGTCATGCAATAGTTGTTGTGTGTCTGGCGCAAATGCATCTGGAGCATCAACTATTTGAGTGATGTTGGCCACTTGCTTGGGTTCATAGTCTCGTAATTGTTTGGCACCTGCGCCTGTGGCAGCCATGCCAGCCGCTGCACCCAAGCCACGAACAAAGTTGCGTCTTGAAATATCTTCATCTACATCTTTTGTGCCGGAAGCAATCTGAAAAGTTGGATATTTGCCCTTGACAAAATCTCTACCAGTTCGATACACAGTGGCCAAGGTCAATTGTTTGCCTTTCAGTTTTCTCATGCCTAGGGCTGTGCCTTGGCCGTTGTGTAAAATAAATGCGGCGCCTGCTGGTTGTCCCATGATACTGTTTTTTGCACTGCTGATATTTCGCAAAATATCATCTACTTGGTCAGCATCTATACCACGATTGTAGCACTGTTCCAGCGCATGTGGACTTACTGCAACCACAAAGTCCTTGAGAGTGAGTTGATTGGATTCACGCAGATTCACAGTTTTCATCAACAAGCCAGGCTCACCATTGCGTCCTGTGTGCAAGGCTAGCTTGTTGGCTTGTCTGCCTACTTCGCCTGGCTTGATGTCCACACTCAAGGCCATGGCGTACTGTGGCAGCTTGGCTTCTTTGCGATTTTTAGGAATGTATCCTGATGCATTTTCTTCCAAGGGCGGCAATTCAAAATGTTCAGGATGTGTGTTGGCCCAGTCACGCATGATGATGCCAGCTCGGGCATTGGCATCGTTTTCCCAGCGACTACCAGTCTCACCTGCGTCAGGGGGCATGTCATGATGTTGTTGATGCTGGCTGCAATGCACCAATTCATGTGCCACAGTGCGCAACACATCTAGTATGTGTCGATTGGGCATGCTGACATTGAGTGTATGTGTGTCAGGATCATAACGACCAAAACTGTGGTTGCTGGTGCTCCATTCAGGATCAGTGTGTAAGTGAATCTCAGGCATGGGGTCTATACCCAGTTCCGTGGCAGTGTGTTGAATAAAATCATGTACCAAGGTGTCATCATTATCTTCACAGAACATTTTGGTACTGGCAGCGACCCCATCTTCCGAACTGTAGGGCTGACCTTGATGTCCTTCTGCTACTCCACTGGGCCAAGGCTTCACAGGAGTTCGTGCTATTTGTTTGATCTTTTCTTCGCGCTCGGCTTCGCGTTGCTTTTTTACTTTTTCATATTCATAAGGACTGCGAAATACTTCTTGTTTCTGTGGCTTGGTATCTGTAGCAAACGCTGCTCTCATGTCTGCTAGGCTGGCTTCATCAACTTCTGTACCATAGCCATAACGAAATGGCTGGGCAGGTGCTTCACGCAAACTGAGTTCACGATCTTTTTGAGCCATCATTGCATCTTTTAACGCACCAATACAACCTTTGTTGCGCAACATTTTAAATGCAATGTTTTCACAACCAAATTCACCGTGCTGTTCAAGACCGCTTTTGCGCATGGCCTTAATCTTGTCCCACAGTGTGCTGATGGATTCTAAATTTCGACTTTTGATTGCGGCGTGTATTCTAGCATCCAAGTCAGCAACTTTGTCACGCACACAGGCATCATCTACTTGCGCACGTTTGCGTTGTGGTATCTGACGCCATTCTGAGTCTCGAACGGAATAGATACCCTGACTGTGATGGGCTTGGTCTGCAGGCTGCACATACAATTCCACATCAGCACCACCAATCCGTATGTTGTGCTCGTCGTTGTACTGATATTTCTTTGCGTTGAACAATTCCTGATACACAGGATTGTCAGGCATGGTGACCACTAGATGCAGGTCAATGTCTGAGTTTTTTGTATAGGAGTAGGCTGCGTTGGAGCCTGATATGGTGATGTCTTCGACGTTGAGATCTTCAACGCCCAAGAATTCTTGAAAGTCTGCAGCAATGGCCAGTAGTCGTTCACGCACTTCAGGAAGCAAGTGCTCGTCTCGCCCCCAGATTCTGGGATTGAGACGGCGGTGAAATCGTACTGCGTCACCAAGATTGTAAGAGTCCAACTCATGAATGTTCATAAGTTGTATTTACCGTTACACTGCGGCAGCGACTTTCTTGCTCTTCTTGCTAGATGCCATCACAACCGGCTCTACTGCAGGGTTATCTTCAGTGATCAATTCATGTGCTGGAGCAGGAGCAACCACTTCAGGAGCGACCACTGTGGCAGTGGGCTCAAACATCTGTTTGAGATCCTTGTACAGTTGCTCGTGTGTGTTGTAGTCAAATGTGTATGTGCCCACGTGACGCAACAAAATGCGCTTGTCCACAAACACTTGACCGCCTAGATCACGCCAGTTTTCACAGAAAGTCCAGTCTTCTGAGTAGTAGCGGTTTTCACGCACAGCAGTGTCAAAGTAGGTTTTCATGTAAGGGTTGAGTTCTACAGGCAAGCCAATGTCGTTGTTGAAAGGTCTAGTGGCAGGGTGTGCATCCAGCTTCTCAAACACATCACGCTTGATCAACAAGAAACCTGTGCCAGTTTTTGTGACTTCAATGTGATTGCTGTTGGGATCTTCTACCAGGCCAGGAATACCGTTCACACACCATTTGACCGGCAGGCTTTTCATGGGATACAATCCACCAATGACATCTTTTTGTGCATCCAGCATGACCAACAGGTGCCAGGGTTCCCAGCCAATGTCAGCGTCAATAAACATCAGGTGTGTTGACTCTTTGTTGTGCAAAAACTTGGCAGTGAGTGTGTTACGTGCTCGACTGATCAAACTTTCATTGGTCATGGTTTCCACAGTCCAGTCAATGTTGAGTTGACGGCACATGTTGGCCCACTTGATATAACTCATAAAGCATTGTTCTGTCAACTGTCCACCATAACAAGGCATACAGATATGCACTCGTGTGGTACGCAAATAATCAATGTTCACTTGGATATTGTTCTGATTTGTTTGCACAGGATCAGTTGGGGGTACAGTGGTAGGCACTGCGTCGGCTTTGGTTTCAGACATGGGTTCTCCGTTAAAATGTGCTAGTATTTAAAGATTATAACAGAGGGTGTTATTTTTTACGACCGACGTTCTTCCACATAGTCTTCATAAGTGGCTGCCCAACCTTGATTTTCGTTGGTATAGCCGCGTTGTATTTCAATGGTGTAGTGTTGTATACCTTGTCGGTCTAGAAAATCAGCAACAAAATCTTCTGCTTGTTTTGAAGTATCAAATTTGGTACCAAGATTGAATTGTTTTGTTTGGTTGCCAATTCGCACAATGGCTATGATTGTGGGCCGCGCAAGTTCTTTTGCACCCACAGCGCCAGCTGCTGCCATGCCAGCAGCAGCACCTGCACCACGTAAAAATCCTCTACGACTGATGTCTTCTTCAACTTCTGTACCCATGGCGTTGTCCAACATTTTGACAACATTAGCAGCCAACTTGGGATTGCTTTGTGCCTTGGGATACAAGCTCATTATCAGGGCAGTTTTACGTTTTTCATTTAATGTGGGCCATGCGGCTCGTATTTCGGACCCTGATGTCATGCCAGGGCCAAATTCCACTGTGGGCAAATAAGCAAGATATGAGTGTTGACTCATGGGTGCCATAGGCTGATCTTTTTTGTAGTACTGTAATCGATTGCTGACTGGTAGGCCTTTTCTAGGACCTCTAGTGACCAAGGGCAACTGACCTGTAGCAGGATCAGGTTCTGCTGGAAAAGGGCCTTCGGGGCTGGGCCCAACCTGACTGTTTTTATCACTCTTGATAAAAATCAACTGTGTGGTTTCTGGATCGTACTTGCTGGTTATTTCTTCTGCACCAAATGGTGATTTGACCTGTACAAACTTGCCTGCAGGGATTCCGGCCAACTGTGCTAATTTTTCTTTTAGTGCAAAAGGGAAAGGTCGTTCGCTGGTGTCGTTGGTAGCAGCCACATACACATCAGCACCAGGAAATGCTGCCTTTGCTGATTGATACAAGGCAGCGTGTCCTGTGTGAAAAGGGTGAAAGCCACCGGGCATAATAACAACTTGTTTCATACCCTGTATTTATGGTTACATATGTTCCAGCAACCACAGATAAATGGGCGTGGTGAATTCAAATGCAATGGTACCATTGCAACCAGCAATGCCGTGAAACGTGTCCTCAATTTCAGATTGTGTGCCGTTGAAATCATGTGTGTAAACACATTTTTCTAAAAACAATTGATTTACATCAATACCGTCGATGGTCACAGCAGATATTTGCAAGGTGGCATCTTTGATGATATTGCCTTGATCATCAACTTGTGTATGATCTGCTGTTTTGCCTGAAATTACAACACGCAATCGATGTTCGCCATCATCATCACTTATGTCATGAACAAATGCAATCTTTTCTTGCACATGGGGGCAGTCCAGCAACAAAGAATCATCCAGCCAAATTTGAATGCCCAATGGACACTCGGCGTCAGACGTTTCCACATCAAATGAAATTTGTACAGTTTCCAATTTTTATCCTAAAAAGTCAGTAAGTGATTGTGACAGAATTAATAATACCGCCACTGAATCCAGCCACACGCACACGCATCCAGACGAAGTTGCCTGTCACAGTGGCAGAGTGGTAGTCTGTCAGCGGTATGGTTGATCCGTCACCGTAGACATATGTGGTAAACCAATTGGCCTCAGCAGGATCTTGGTCCAAGCAGGCTTCCAAGTACATGTCACCTTCAAATGCATCTACAGAGAAAAACACAGTTTGCACACTGCCGCGTCCGCGATAGTAGTTGGCGGCTGTGACAGGATCACTTGACCAGTCTTGACTGCTGCCGTCATAGTTGCCTGCAGGCACACCATATTCGGTGGTATCAAGAATGGTTTGTGTGGTCATTAAGCCTTGTCCGCTTCCACAACAACACCTGCGCCAGCCAGCTCTTCAGCTACTGATTGCAAGGCAGCCACAATGTCTGGCGTGGCAATTTCGCCGCCAGCATCGCTATCTCGGACCAATTTTGATAGTTTGATCACAACTACTTCTTCGTGTATTTTAGCCATAGTGTACTATTTAGTCGTTTGAATGGGCATGGTCTTTCTTACAATGCTCGGCATCACCAGGCTCAGCATGGTGCCTTCGTTGGGGTGATCGTGATCCACAAAATAATGAGCCCGTGAATAGTTGAGATTCAGCACATAACCGGGAAACTGTCCGGTCAACCATGACATCAATGCGCCACAAGGATGCAGGGTATCTTTTCTTGAGTTCAAAAAATTAGCCAGCATAGTCCGTTGTTCTTGGGTGTATTTGCGTTCCTTAAAATAAGTTCTGTACGCATACTTTGATTCCTGCAACTGCACCACATTGGCTGGCTTGGTCAGCACCGCTTGCCGCACCAAACGCACTCGAACTCCGTCGTTGCCCAGCGCAACCAATCGATCAGCCAGACCGCGATGATTAGTGTATATACTCACAATCATGAAACTGACCACTGTTTTGAATGGCGCAGTTTCAGCTAACAGCACCTCACGAGTTTCACGCAAGGCAGTTTCTTTGGTCATGCTCCATGCCCGGTCTGTCCACTGAGAGTTCTCGGCCCAGTTTCGGGCATTGCGAATGGCTGCTTCAAATCTACCAGGCTCTAAATACCGCAGGCAGCTGGCCTCAGAAATGTTCATGGTTATGCACCACTCATACTGATTGTAGTATAGACTGCTACGGCCGTCTGTTTTGATTTTATACAACAATGATTCCGTCGGCATTTACAGTGCTCACTTTGTCCAGTTCGATATCAAATTCCACCGCGCCCGCCTTCATCACAGCAGTAATAGTGCAGTTTTCCAAGCGATCAAACAACATCCGCTTTGACAGTGGCACACGTATCAGTTCATCAATCTTGCGTGATAGTGGACGTGCGCCCATCTTTGAATCATAGCCTTTGTCTGCCAAGTGATCAATCACCGGCTCGGTCAACACCAATCTAATGTTCTTGGGTGTCATGCTGGCCTTGAGTTCGTCCACAAACTTCAACACAATTTTCTTGATGGCCAAAGTGTCCAGTTTGTCAAACTTGCAGATTCTATCAATACGATTGCGCAGTTCAGGGCGAAAGAACTCTTTCATGGCACGATCTTCTTCACCGGTTTTCTCCAGGCTACCAAAGCCAATGTTGTTGGCATCGTTGGCCTGTGCGCCCAAGTTAGACGTCATGATAATGATACAGTTTTTCACATCTACTCGTTTGCCGTTGGCTGAGGTGATATGCCCTTCATCCAGCATCTGCAGCAGGATGTTGGTGACATCTGAGTGTGCTTTTTCAATCTCGTCAAACAAGATGATGGCATAGGGGTTCTTGCTGATGTCAGAAATTAACTTGCCGCCACCTATGTTGCCATCTTCAAAACCCACATAGCCAGGAGGTGCGCCAATCAATGAACTAACTGTGTGCTTTTCCTGATACTCACTCATGTCATAACGCAACAGTTTCATTTCCAAGTTGTCGCTCAACAGTTTGGCCAGTTCAGTTTTACCTGTGCCTGTTGGGCCCAAGAACAAGAAACTTGAGATAGGGCGTTTTGTATTGCCAATACCAGCAAAGTTGATGTACACACGTTCCAGCACTGCATCTACCGCTGAGTCTTGACCGTACAACTTCTGCTTGATGTTGCTTTCGAGATCCACAATTTTTGCTGATCGTTCGTTTTGCAGTCGATCCACAGGCACACCGGCCACACGGCTGACCTGTGCTTGGATCATTTCTTTTGTGACTGTAACAGTGCCCGCATCTTTCACACGCTCACGTGCGCATGACGCATCCAACAAGTCAATGGCTTTGTCGGGATTCTTTCTATCGTGAATGTAGCGATTGGCCAGTTCCACAGAGGCCATGATAGCATCAGTGTCGATCATGACATCATGGAATTTTTCCAGTCTGGGACTCAGTCCAATGAGAATCTTTTCTGTAGTTTCAGTATCAGGCTCATCAATTGAAATACGATAGAAACGGCGCATCAGCGCACGGTCTTTCTCAAATGATTCGTAGTACTCTTCCCATGTTGTTGACGCAATCACTTTCAAATGGC